TCCGGTTTTTCCAAATTAGATTTAGTGTATTTTTCATCTTTAAACTTTTTTCTTTTGAGTAATTCTGCCTCAGCTTTCTCATGAACTTTCTTTAAAAGATCTAATTTTTCCTCTACACTTTTTTTATTATGATAAGCACCAAATGTTGAGGTATCATGATTCTTTAAAATCTTTTCATAGTGAGGTATTGCATTTTTAACCTTCCTAATCTTTAGTACAAAGTGACCTAAACCATCTACGTTTATCCTTAGATCACTCAATGCACTTAACTTTTTTCTTAATGTTTTATAGTAGTTCTCAATTAAAGACTCTACTAAATCTTCAGAAATTTCAAATTCTTCACTTATTTCAGAGTATAGACTATTACTTTTTTTCGGTATCATGCCCTAAAAATTTATAGTCTAATAAAATAGTACCTTCTGTTTGAATTTTCATATTTGGATTTAATGTAATAGTTTTCTTATCCGAAGGATCCTTTACAACTAAACCACTTTTCTCAGCTTTATTGATACTATTTCTTACTGTTTGTGGGGATTTAAAAATCCAGTCTTCTTCTGAAGATGCATCAAGACAAAAATTACTTAGCTCAATTGGTTGATTGAAACTAAGTAAGGTAAGGCAATTTAAATCAGACTCACTCATTGTTACATGGTTTATATAACAATGAGTGAGGATCTGAAATTTAACAATATCCCATTTGGGCATCTTAACCCTTTTCTGTACTTGATTAACAAGTGCCATTAATTTTTTCTAAGTTTTTTACCTGCAACTGGTGCTTTTGCTGTAGGTCTTGGTGGAGCTTGAGTTGTATTCAACTCATCATCTTCATCTTCATCTGGTTGTTGAGTAGCAGCTACCATTGTTGCATATTGAATCTGCATAGTTGCTCTCTTGTATCTTGACTCTTCAATGTCTGTAAGTAATTTTTCATACTTTGATTGTGATTCAAGAAATGGTAAAGACTTCTCATAAAATTCTTTCATTTCTTGTCTTCTAGCTTCTAACTGTTCTGGTGTTAGTTGCTCATCCATGTGTTGGTTTTCCATAACTATATATTTAAAGTTTAAAACAAATATACAATAAAAGTTTAAATGTAATAGATTTAAAACAAAAAATCCAGGCACTGAAAGTACCTGGACTATAGTAGTTTAAGTATGTTATTTTTTCTTGCCAGTTCTTTTTACAGCTCCACCTTTCTTTTGTATACCTAACTTATCTTTTGCAAAAGCTTTAATAGCTTCTCTTTTAACATAAGCTGCACCAAGAGCAGCACTAGTTGCAACTCCTTTTACAACTTTTTTAACTCCTTCAGGAATACTTCTTTGACCAGACTTTGTGACTCTTCCACACCCTCCTTTTCTTCTTCTTCTTTTTCTTTTACCATCAAAATCTGTGTACTCTTCCATACATGAGTCATCTGAAGCACCACCTTCTTGATAACTTCTCATAGATCTTATCATTTGATTCTTATTGTCCATCATTGTTATCTATTTTTAAGAGTTAAATTTAATATTGTAATTAAATAAAAGTCTCTTGATAAATCAACTTCAAGAGTAAATATATCTAATGAAGAGATTCTTATTCTAATCATTAGTTTGTCCCATTGTTTAGTGACAGATTTCCAACTATTTCTAAATTTCATTATGCTTCGTTTTTACTGATTGTACCTTTTGCATCTAACATTACCTTTCTAACATTAGCAGGTTGTGCTACTTTCCATTCTGTTCTTCTTGCCTGATACAATCTTGATTTTAAAATTCTTGTTACACTCATGGCATTTCCTTGGTTTCCACCAAGTACATGATAGCAATCTTTATCTTCTCCAACATAAATTCCTACATGCCCTCCTCCATCTCTTTTAAATGTAAGAACATCACCTAACATAGGTTCTTTAACCTCAGTTCCCCATTTAGCCCAAGATAGAGCCCATAATGGTTTGTCTACAACATCTAATCCTGCTTTGTGTGCTGCATATGCTATAGCAAGACCACACCAAGGAATCTCATCATTAGTATATACTTTTTCTAAATTAAGTTCCTTTGCCCATCCTAAGATGACAGGGTTGTGTTGTTTACCTACAATCTCTTTGGTACCAAGCATTTTTACTGCTTGAACTAAAATCTTTGGGGACTTCTCCTCCTGTAAATAACTATAACTCATATATCAATTTTTGATATTCTTGTAAGTATCTGATATCTTTTCTATTGTCCCTCTGATTTTTTTAACTACACCAAATACAGACTTAAGCATGTTATTACCTGTAATGTCAAACCAGTTCTCATTAATAGAAGATAACTCTATCATAGCAAATATGCACAGTAATATGTTTGTATATACAGCTTGTGTAGGTACTGTAAAAGAGTAACCTAATGCTTTTAAAACACCATTACTAAAAGGTGTGAGTGCATAATAATCTAGTGGGAATAAAGCACCGGCAAAGATATAATAACCTGCTGCTTTAAATATATAACCTCTTCTTAGTATTTTAGATTTAAAAACATCTTTATACTTTCTTCCTTCTTCACATGCAATCTTCTTAAGAGAAATTAACTTTACTATTGTGTCAATAAAGATAACTGTCATTAACAGAATTGCACATAATTCTATTGGGGCAAAGAATGAAAATACAGACAAAGTAAGGAGAGTTAATTTAGTTTTCATGGTAGTCTTCTTGAAATCAATTTGAATAAAATATAGATTAACAAGATGAATAACACAATCCCTCCTACATAAGCTAGAAAGATCACCCAACTAGGGATGTATTTAATTCTTTCCGGCTTAGATGTTTTGGTGACTACTTTAGTGTGGTATACATCATTGCCTTTAATTACTTTGATAATAGGCTCAACACTTGCCTTTGAAGTATACACATTGTTCTGGAGTTTGGTCTGTAGCTTTAAGATCTTACCATCCTTATCTCTAAGAACTCCATTAAGTTTAGACAATACATTACCTAAAGAGTCACAATACAACGTATCCTGTATGTAAACTGTTTCTCCCGGTATTGTAATGGTTGTGTCTTTATATTGGATAATTGTTTCAGTACTGTCCTTCTGTGTACATAACGGACAGTATTTTGCTAGTCTTTTCTCTAGTGAACAAGAGGTAACTGAAACAAGTAATAATAGATATAAACAATACTTCATACCTATAATATACAAAAAATTTTACAACTTACCAAGCATATACTTCTCAGCATTTTTAATTGATTCATCTGCTGCCAGCATTTTGTTAATTATGTCTCTGTCAACATGTTTAGGATGCACATACCAGTCTTCATAACAACTAGTTTCATTTGGTGCAATATTACTTGCAACAAGTACATATCCTCTGCTTAATAAGAAGTTTCTAGATTTTTTTCTAAATGATCGTGATACATCTGTATAGTGATCATGCTCATATGTTATAACCCCAAAAGTACATTGATCCCAAGGTAACATTGTAAGGATCTCATAGGTAGTTGCGGGTGGTTCACAGTCAACTTGTAAGTAATCAATGTGACCTCTAAGTACAGAGTAATCAAACTTAGTAGCATCACAGAGGATAATCTCATTCTTTCTGTGTTTCTTAAATTTCTCAACCTCATGTTATAAAATTTCTAGTGAAGTACCTTTCCATCCAAACTCTTCTAATAGAGCTGTATTACTACCGTGGAATGGATCAGCTGCACCAATCTCAAAATATGTTCCGTTTCTTTTACCATTTAGCATAGTAAGAGTAAACATATCTTGGTATGTTTGAGAATAGTTTTTCTCAATGTTTTCTGCTCCCGGAAACTTATGTCTTAATTGGTCATAGAATCCTTTATGATATCTGAGGAATGGATCCGGTCCAGAACCTAATGATGTAATATTAGATTGTACCATTTTTTGGTATCTCTCACTTAATGTAGGACCTTGACCAACAAGTTTAATAAACTCATCTCTAGATTCTTGAGATCTACCAATCCACCATGCACACACAGCTTTCTGGAATTGTAATTGGTAAGCAGCTTCATATCCTGTATTAGGACTAATTTCTTTTGCATTTGCTGCATTCTTAAGTCCCATTACTGCATAAGAATATGCTTCATGATACTGTTGTCTTCCTTCTGCCCATTCACTTAGGAATAGATATGCTTCTGGTCTTTCTGGTGCAAAGGTCACAGCATTTAACCATAGACCTTTTTCTGTTGTTCCTCTTCTACCAAGTTTAGCTAAACATCTTGCTACTAATAATAGTGACTCATATACATAGTCATCATTCTTAGAAAACTCTGCTGCTCTTAAATAGAAAGACATTGCAGATGCATAATGACCATTTTCATAGTAATGTTCTCCCAAGTCTAAGTTACATGATCCACAGAAAGGGTTCATAATGAACTTTTCTAATTTAGCAGGAGTTGGTGACTTTTCATTTTTATATTCTACTCCTAGTTTTATGTCACAAATGTGTTCAAAAACTGTTACAGGAAGTTTCAATATAAAGGCCGTAGAGTCCTGGAAACCAAATGGAATGACAAAGTAGTTACCATCAAAGGCTAAACCACAGGAGAACTCAATATTTGCAGTCATAAACTTAAATGCATCAGAGTGTGCAACTATGTTCCACTCCTTATCCCAGATAATAAATCTATGATAATATTGTGCATCTTTTTTTGCTTGCTCATTTTTCCATAGGTCTACTTCATGTGTAAGAGCAATTCTATAGTTACCAACAGTAATAACTTGTGATCCTCCTCTAATATCTCTTGGAAATGTAATATCTTGTTCTACTATCCACATAGTTTCAGATGTTCCCGTTTTGGGATCAACTTTTACTATCTCTGTAGGATTGGTCCATTTAACATAATGATAAGGCATATCAAGAATAGGCATCCAGTTCTTCTCACAGTATGAATGTGTTGGTGGTTCAATTCTATATCTTGTAGTTTCTAAGGCACCACTTTCTAATTCAGAGATTTCCATTCTACCTTCACCATCTGGTTTAGTATCTCTTCTAACTCCGGTTAAAGATATTTTATCATTCCAGTAAATTAGTCTGGCATCTTCTAGTCCAATAAATTCCCAGACAGGTGTTACATCTAACTTAGATGTATCTACCTTTTTATACTTATCAATTGATAAAGTGTTGTGATCTAACTGACATAAATAGTTAGTAGTTCTAAGAGTAACATCATCTTCTGGATTAAGATATGCTAATGGACCCCATGGGGTTTGATATTTTTGATCTCCTTCACTATGATATAGTGCATACTGTACGTGTCTAAGATTCAAAATATATAAACCATCTTTACATAAGATGGAAGGATTAGTAAGCCCTAATCCTTCTGTTATATTTCCTGGAATTGTAAGATAATTAACTGAGCCTCCATTAGCTAATGCTAGTTGACATAAATTATTCATATTGTTGGTTTTACCAACAAATATAATAAAATTAATAGCATGCTCTAGTTACATGCAAACTATATGTAAATTTTACTTTGTGGCCTCCGGTTGCACCTTGTGAGTTCATACCAACTAACCAATGTATATTACATGCATTAAAACTATCACTAAGTTGAAATTTTTGGGTAAAACATACTCTACGATCCACATATGAAATTACATCAGAAAATATATTAATTACTGTAAACTGTCCTGAAACTGAAATATCTTCACTACAATCAAAATAACTTAGGAACCAACCAAAATCAGTAGGATCATTAATGTCATAAGTAGCCATTCCACATAATTCTATTGTATCTCCAGGTTGAAGACTAAATGGATTAGTTATACCAACATTTAAATTTCCTACAGCAATAGGTTGAGTTTTACCTCTATTGAAATTATTTATTAAATTAAAGCTACAACCAGACCAACCACAAGTTGCATCACCAACATAATAATCTGATATTGGAAGCGTGTAATCTTGTGCAAATTGACCTGAGGTAGAACCAATAAGCCAATTTTCCTCTGGACAACCGCAGCTTAATTGAACATCAGCTTGTCCACCCCCTGCATCTGTTACATTAATACAATCTCCTAAGAAGTTAATTGCTGTAGCAGTTGCAACCACTGTAGTACCTTCATCTAGAATAGCTACAGCTCCTCCACCACCTCCACCAGAAGGTCCTTGTACACCTTGTACACCTTGTGTTCCAATTCCTTCAATACCTTGTGTACCTTGTAAACCAAAAAATCCTTGTATCCCTTGTATACCTTGAATACCAACACCACCAGTAATACCTTGAATTCCCTGGATTCCCTGAAGTCCTTGGAAACCTTGAATACCCACTCCGGTGAACCCTTGAGTCCCTTGGGTCCCAGTGATCCCTTGTGATCCAGTTGCTCCTTGACTACCAGTTCCTCCAGTAGCTCCTGTTGAACCCTGAATACCAGTAATTCCTTGAATACCTTGAGCTCCGGTGGAACCTGTTGTTCCAGTTGTACCCTGTCTTCCTTGAATACCCTGAACTCCCTGTATACCAGTAGCACCTTGACTTCCCGTAGCACCAATAGCACCCTGTGTTCCCACAGCACCTTGAGCTCCAGTACTACCTGTAGTTCCCTGACTTCCGGTAGCTCCGGTAGATCCTTGTGATCCAACGGCTCCTTGGGAACCAGTTGATCCAACAGCACCCTGAGAACCAGTTGCCCCAGTTGAACCTTGTAATCCTGTTATCCCTTGAGTTCCTTGAGATCCAGTTGCACCAGTACTTCCGGTTGAACCTTGAGAACCTGTCAACCCTTGACTACCAGTGGCACCCTGTGCACCAGTAGAACCTGTGGTACCTGTAGTTCCTTGTGAGCCAGTGGTACCTTGTCTTCCCTGTATTCCTTGGATGCCCTGAATTCCCTGTGAACCTGTAGTACCAGTACTACCTTGACTACCTGTTGCTCCAACTGAACCTTGAGATCCTGTTGTCCCCTGACTTCCTGTGCTACCTGTTGACCCTTGAGATCCGGTAGTTCCAGTTGCCCCTTGAGAACCAGTATTTCCTAATATACCTTGTATACCTTGAATTCCTTGAACCCCTTGGCTACCAGTGGAACCTGTATTTCCTGTAATACCCTGTATACCTTGCAATCCTTGTGCTCCTGTTAATCCTGTAGATCCTTGACTTCCTATTGCACCTTGACTACCAGTAGATCCCGTGGCACCTTGACTTCCAGTTGTTCCAGTACTTCCTTGTGCACCTGTGCTTCCTTGTGCTCCAGTTGTACCAGTAGAACCTTGTGAACCAATACTACCCTGAGAACCAGTTATACCTTGTA